TACGAACGTGTTAACCTTTTTCATGATAACCCCCTGGGTTATTGTTTTGGTTTATCCTTTGGTTCGATAGCAGATTGAACTGGAGGGGCAGTGTCTTCCTGTTTCTTGACTGCGGTCTTTCCGTTTCCATTTCCACCTGCCTTAGCAGGAGAAAGTCCGAAGGCCGCCAAAGAGCCGGAGAACACTGATGCAATGAAGGTAGGGTCAAAATCAAGAATTTTTTGACCGTTTGGAAGTCTGACGTAGCTAAACGTGAGAAGAGATGCGGACCAAATAAGTACGACTACTTTCACCAGATTACCAAGAACTTCACTCTTATCTTCATCATGGTCCTTATCTTCTACCTTAGCTGGTTTTGAACCACCCATATGATAGAAACAAGGCAGCTGTATTTAGAGAAGTGTGTAGTTATATATCCCTATTATATCTGGGATTACTAATATGGTTCTATTTCTGGATATTCAAAGTTTGGTATGATATTAGAGAAGTAATTAAAGTTTATTACAATTCTATATTTTTGATTTGTATGTGTACTTCCACAGTGTTTGATTCTTCCATCAAATATAACTAATCTATTTCCTACGGACTCTACTATTTCACCTGTTTCAAATTTAGTGTATCCGTCATTTGAATTAACATAATAAATTGCAGTTTTATATCCTGTAACATCTCCGAAATCGATATGCATTTTTGTTTCTAAAGGTACATGAGTAGCCATAGTCATATTTGCTTTTACTCTTAAATATGCACTTGCTTCTAGTCTATTTCTAATACCTTTAGTTAAATCCCAATGTTTACTAGCTATAGTATCCTGTGCATGAAAATGGTGACAAAGTTGACAATTATGTGGATGGTCATTAGGTAATTGATTTTTAAGATTATCACCCACATAATGTCTGACTTTGGTGACTGCAAAGAACCACGCAAAGTCATCACCGATCATGGTGGTCCACAATCTTTCATAATCTTCTTCAGATAAAACGTTATCAATTATCTCCATACTTAATTGACAATTGGCATTTATATTCTTTAGATGTCATTTTATATCGAGTCACATACTTCTCGACATGTTCTTGGCATTGGAACCAACAGGTTTTTCCTTCCTTACGATCATCAAGTCGCCATGGAAAGGTAGGTGCATGAGGGAAGAGTGCATCATCTTTAGACTTAGTAAAGACAAACTTAAAGTCTTCTTTCTTGGTCTTGCGAGGTTTCTTGGTAGTCGAAGTCTTCTTGTTCAGAGTCTTGACGTTTTTTTCGAGAGCCTTTTGAGTCCGTACCATCAGTTGACGAAGTTGTTTTCACGTAACCATTCTAACGTTAGAGGGGTGGGTTTGTAAACCTCCCACATGGAACCAGTCGCACATGCTTCCAGTGCATCTTGTGTCATACCTTCGGTCTTCCCTGCCCAGGTTGCTTCTTTCTCCCAGGGTTGTGCGTGAGGAGGGTATGTACGCTTGACCATCTCTTGCCAGATCATAGGAACTTCGTCCTCTGGTTTGATGATGGCAATCATAGAGTTCTCGATAGAACCTGCCATACAATCTTGTGCGGCATGCCAACCTTCATGACGAGTGACACTCATAAGAACATGAGGTCGATGCATGTGAGCACGATTAAGAAAGAAGTTGTTGGAAACCGTATGATAAACACCTCGGTGTCCAACAGGGAACCACTTTTCGTCGGCTAGAAAGACACCAACTCCGACCTTATTAAGTGACTTGACGATTCTATCGAACTCCACACTAATACGACTAAAATCAGTATCAGGATAGAAAGTCCGCAGATCGCTGCTAGATTTGATTTCGTAAACACCGTCTGTACATTCGCGAAGTAACATACAGCCCATCGAGTCGTAGGTCTTAAACCCTTTTATCTTTTCATGAGCTAAGACACTATTCCCGCTCAGGAGCGTAGTACTTAGAATAATCGAGGTCAAAGCACTTTTCAAGGGTGTAGACAGTTTCACGTTTGGTCTCCTTTAAATAATTCTGAAAATGTTGTTCAATGTTGTTGGTATGATTATTACCTTGACTTACCCAGTCATGGCAAAATTCATAGACAGAACGGCAATGTTCTTCTAGATGATGACTTAAAGCACGAAAGACCGCAGCACGCATCTGCATACGGTCATCGGCATAACGCCAGTCTTTTGGAAACTCGGACATTATAAAGAGGTGGGTCTGATACTATTATATATGATCCTACTCAGATCGCAAGTCATGTTCATGATTCTCCAACTTTCCTTCAAGATGGGCAATCCGAACAAGTAATTTCATATGTTCTTCTTCCATTTCACCTATTCGTCGTTCTAGAATTTCAATCTGTTCTTTCTTTTTCATTAGTCCAATTCCCAACAAGTAGATCGTGCCAACTCTGGATTTTTTTGTAGTGCTCTATAGACATGTCCGTGAACATCTTGTTCTAAGGTGTGATGTGCTTTGGTGTGGAAAAATTCAATTACCCCAAGAGATCCACAGATCATTAGGTTTATAATCGTGACAGGGTGGAAAAGGTATCTCATAAAAAAAGGGGTCCGTAGACCCCTGTATTATATCACATTGTCAAGCGATCAGAAGTTGTACTTGACGCCGAGCTTACCACCAACTCCCAGATCATCCAGGAACTCGTCTTCTGCCGTGATGAAGCTGACCTCACCATATGCACTCAGTGCATCGGTGACGGGGATACCAACGCCTGCCTTACCAGACACACGGGTGGAGAGTTCTTCGCCATCTACAGATACGATAGCGGGGCCACCTTGGACATAGAAGGATGCACCAGAGTCACCCAGAGCACCTTCGTAGCCCACATGAGCGTCGGTAGTTGCTCCAGTGTAGTCGTCTCCAGCCCAACCAGCATTGGTTTCTACATTAACGTAGGGGCCGGCTAGGGCTGCAGCGGGTGCAAAGGCGATTGCAGCGGCGGCTGCAGCGATAGTCGTTTTGAACATTTTTGTTACCTCTTAAGTATATCTCGCAGAGTCGAACCTGCGGATGAAAGAAGACTCGACATGTCTTCGTATGTAAAGAATTGTCACATGTGACAATTCGATGTATTTATACTAACTTAAGAGGTATGGTTTGTCAAGCGGTTCGGGAACCCGAATCTAGGATCTGTTACCCCATTGGATCTCAGGGAAAGCATCCGATACGTTTTTCTTACTGATTTTATACTTGGTCTGTAGATTATGATCTTTTGTAAGCAAAAGAAGTTCTGCCTCTAGAGGATGAAGACCTTCCAGGATGTTGATAAACATAGTCTCCCTCTTCATAGAGGAAAGTCCATCATTACCACCTTTGATAAAATTGTAAAAATATTTGTATTCTTTTCTAATAGAAGTCTGTCCTTGATCCTGGGAACCCAATGATTGAGATCCCAGTTCATTCATCATGTTTACTGCAGTTTCAATCTTTTCACCCAATGTTCCAGAGTAAGAAGTTTGTTCTTTAGTACTAGCGTAAGGCGCAACACCTTCAGGAAGAAGAGAGATTACACTCTCATCAAAGTTCCAAATCAGTACAGTCTGCAAAGAAGGATCACCATATGTTCTCAATACTTGAGCCTTCTTTGCATTACTTTTTTGTTTTGATGCAAGATTTAGAACTTCAAAAGCGAATGGATTCGCTGGCAGTTTCTCGATAGTCTCGGAAACTTTAATCGAAGTAGCCATAATTTAAATCAGTTTCTTTTATTTAGTTCTCAAATCGTGGGTATAATTGTCCTATCTGCGGTCTATCTGGTTCATAAGCAGGAACTGCAGATCCAATCGGGCCCATGAAAATATTAACCACTTCACCTGGGGAAATAGTTCCATTGGTTGTTTCAAAAGTTGCAGATTCAACTGATGATGCAAAAGTTGCCCCAACACCTGGAGTACCATCCACTGCGGTTGTTAAGTTGTTGAGTGAATAATCAGCCATCAAACTACCCTCGCACAGAATAGAATACCCTTGGTTCTTCCACCGTCATCGCTATCATATGAACCAGTGATTACTTCATAAACTTCAGATCCACTGATAGTAACTGTGTCACCGTTCTGAATATTAGTAGATATTGCATTATAATCAAATTGGATTAATACAAAATCATCTGGTATATAATAAGGACAAGGTAACATTTTACTGCATAAAGGTAGTCCTTTAATTACGCTATTAGAAGATGCACTAGAGGGTATATCATTCGCAATATAAGTGGCATTATTGGAAGTCATGCGATCGGCATATCTTTCATCACTTGAATCTGGTCTGTAATATAATCTTGAAGCATAAACGTCTGGACCCTCAGTATGAGTACTTGGCTCATACTGGTCAAAAGTATACCAATCCTGATTTCCAGCATAACCTCTCATAGCACTTCTCTTAGCAGCACTAGGATCAAGATTTATAAGATAAGTATAAAACTTTAAATAAGGAGCGTCATTATCAGTACTGAAGTTTCCTGAACTATATGCATCTACTCTAGTAATAGTTCCCAAATTATAATGATCCAAATCAATTACACTTGATGTAAAGTTGTGGAAGAAGAAACAACCTCCAAGGTTATCATTAATGTCTGAAGAAGATAACGTTGGAGACTTCCATATAAAAACAACAAAGTTTGGATCGATTGTAGATTTGTATATCTTTAAATTCAATTCATAAGAGGTATAATTTGTTGGAATGTCACACAATTTTTGATAATTGACATGTCTCATTCCTAAGCTAGT